ATATGTACGCGTTCAATATGACGGCAACTCTACATTAACTGAATGGTTAGATGCGCAACAACTAGCAACTAGGGAAGGTTGGTGTGTTTTTGAAAAGCATTGTTTTGAAAATAATAGAGAAGATTTTATAGAATCAGAAAAGAAAATGGAATGGGATGAATTTGATGAATTCGTATTTGTAATATCCAAGCAATTATCATTCATGAATAAAAATAGGAGGTAATAATGAAATTAAGAAGAAAAATATTCCGATCAAAGCTGTTTAAAGACTTAAGAATGGAGCTATATAAAAACGGATTTGATCAAGGGTATATTGAAAAAACTATGGAGGAATACGTATGTGACTGTCCAGAAGATAAGCGAATAGATACCCATGAAGTTACGGATGAAGGTCGAGTGTTCGGAAAAATATGCACCCTGTGCGGAATGTTTTATAAGGATTAGGAGGAAGTTATGAAAGCTTATAAAAATAGAGAGCTAACAAGAAAAGTGAACTGGCATAAGCTAGCCACTATGTCCAAAGAAGAAGTTTTAAGAATACAAGAGGAATGGGAATCTGTAAAAAAAGAAAATGAAAAATTAAGAATGGAAAATATAGAGCTTAAAAACAATGCTTTAAAAGAAATTAAAGATGTTTTAACTAAATATAATATAACAATTGAAAAATACAGTAAAGCCAATATATTTAAATCACTTGGTTATACCGCTTGGTTTAAGAAGAATATTTACACACCAATATCAAATAAATATAATACATATCCTAACAGTATTCCAACTATGGATGTTGGCTCTTATGAGAAAGACGGAATAAAGTTAAATATAAATGGATCTCCATTTTCTATAGTAGAAGGTCACAAAAGATTATCTGCCGACTACGAAAGAGCAAAGATCAAGGAATTGCAAAAGAATAAGCTTTTCAAAGCATCTATTGTCTATGCTATAGAAAACAATATTAACACGGATGATTTAGATGACCAATCTATTATTAGATACGTAAACGATCACGCTAAAGAGAAATGGACTGAAGAAAACTATCCAGACGGTACAGAACTGTACTTGAAGCACGCTTGTTATGAGTGCTCTACATGGATTGTTGGTGAAAGAAGATGCAGTTGTGGGAATAGAAGGATTTACTTAGAAGTAGATGGAAATATTTTAGATGGGTTTGACGCTTATCCAGAACCATATTAAGGTTAGGAGGAAAAAATGATTAAAGAATTTAAACATGATAAAACTTATTGGTTTATAACAAACAATGATAAGTGTATTGAAAGATGCAATGTTTTAAACGAAGAACATTATGGATACTGGATAAAATGCTTGGACTCATCCGGCTCGCAAGGTGTGGAATCAGACAGAATATTCGATTCAAAATCAGAGGCTCTATCGTGGCTAGAAAAACATATAATACAGCAAAGAATTGAAATGTTTTCAAATTTCCACAGTAAAGAAGACGTTGTGAAAGAGCTTTACTCTTGTTATCAACAATATACGAACTTTGGAAGTCCAGACGTAGAAGTGATGAGCAAGTTGATTAAAATGTATTTAGATATCGAGGTGTAATTATGTCACACATATCACTATGTCAAGATGGAGATAAATGTTCAAGAAAACTAAAATGTTTGCGCTATAAAATGACACCAAAGCCGTATCAACCATACAGTAAATTTTATGACAATGGTATGTGTGATGCATTCATTCCAATAAATAATGAAAAAGTTTCAGATCGCTATTGACTCTTATGTTTTACTCTGCTATACTAAAGTAGAATTAAGATATAGGAGGAGATAAAAAAATGAAACTAAGAATTAGGTTACAAGAGGTTTGTATTATGGTTGCTTTAGTTATGGTCGTAGCATACTTTATTTTAAGCAATAGCGTGCGTAATTTAAAGGCTGATAGGGATTTAGTAATTGAGGAGTGCAATAACATTCAAGAACAATTAAATCTGTCAGAGCAAGACGTAACAGTACTTAAACAGCAGAGAATCACTATGAATAATGAGTTAGCTAAACTGGAACTAGGTATCAAGATTATGGAAGATGAAGTTCAAGTGGTTAAAAATGAATTAGCTGAGTATAAATATCGTGAGCTATGGTATAGGGATATTGATTTGGATGATGAATATCAAATATACATCTATGAATGGTGTAAAAAGTTACAATTAGATTATGATATCGCATTAGCTAAAATACAATTAGAAAGTAGGTTTGATGTAAATGCAAGAGGATACAATAAAAATGATCAAGGACAAATTACTTCAACTGATTATGGGTTATGTCAAATCAATTCTGGAAATCTTAATTGGTGTAATGAGTTGGCTGGACGAGAAGTTGATGTAGTAAATGATGTTTACGACAACATCGAATGCGCATTGAGGATATATAAAAGTTACCAAGATTATTGGAACGATAAAGGATATACTGGATACGAGTTAAATATTCGCACATTAAATTCATATAATTTAGGGATAAGCGGATTTAGCAAGTATATTGAAAACGGAAATTCGTGGGATAGTTGGAGATATGCTAAATTAGTATACAACAACTTAGAAAATATCAGATAGGAGGAAATATGAACTATATCGAAGAGCTAAGTGGACAACAATGGTTTGATTTTAAAGACAAATTACTAGAAACACTGGTTGATGAGAAAACCTTCTCTGATAACTATACAAGAAAAGAAAGTCAACAAATAATTAGAAGATTAAAGTACATAGAGTTGAAAAGAAAGCCAGAGTGGGCTAGGAAAATTTCATACTCTTCCGTGACAAAACGAAGAGTGTACAAGCATATTAAGTTTTGGTTTGATTTACATGGATATAGCGTATAAAGGAGGGTTAAAATGAGTGAAGTGGTAAGATATAAAGGCAAAATTAAAAAGATTGATATTGCACCAAGAAAGGTTGAGGCATATTTACATACTTCTCTAAGTGATGAAGGAAAGAAGAGATATACAGAGTTAATGAACGATACGGATGTGTTTGATAATAATTATGAGTTTATTTCATGGTTTGATGAACTAGAAGATAGATTTGTTATTGTAAAAGGATTTTTGTATGAGATTATCTCGAAGAAAAATTTATCAGATGATCATAATATATTTGATGCAGTTGAAAATAATGATGGAACAATTGATTACCATGTTATGTATTACAATGGTGGATGTTGCTTTGACGAAGCTATTGATTGGGCTATTGAGGATATGAACAAGGAGGATTAATGACAAAATATTTATCATTATGCAATTGGCACTTATCAATACATGGCGATTCAGTTGCATTATTTGAAGGAAGTGATTACGGAACATCAAAAGGTGGATATACAAGTGATATTAGACACGCTTATTTATTTGATGAGGGCGATAACAGACATGATGATGAAGTAATGGTCGATATAAGTAAATTGTACCTTACGGAAGCTGATTTTTATGAGATTAGGCAGTGTAAAATACCACATTATCTAATGAAAGATTATATCATCAGAAATACAGATTTTACGTATCCACAAGTTTGTAAATTTGAAAAAGAAAGAAATGAAGAAGAAGACCGAGCTAAGAAATACGGATATTGTAAATTGAATGGTGGAATTTGCGAAGGAGAAGAATGTGATCAGTATGCATTAGAAGATTGGACTGATAAAAATGAATGTGCTGATAATATCGAATGGATTTTATGTCAAGAAGATTAAGGAGGACTAATGGGTAAAAACATTGTAATTATGGTCAATGGCAAATCCAACAATGGAAAAGGAACGGTAGCCGAGTTATTGTTAAAAGAAACTTCTAACGAGTATAATAAAATTAAAACCAGCTTATCTACATATATAAGAAAGATTGCTAAAGATGACTTCTTTTGGGACGGAGTTGATAACGAAGATTCTAGAGAGTTTATGCAAGAAACTTACAGGTTAGGTACAAAATTATATCCATACCATATGGCTAAAAGAGTGTATTTAAATGATATTGAGCCGAATCTCAATGATAAGAAAGACAATCTCATCATTGTAGAAAGCCTAAGAGAGAAGTGTAATTATGACTTTTTCAATCGATTAAAACAAATCGGACTTATAGACGATCTAATTACTATTAGAGTAGAAAGACCAAATTTTGATGCCTTGGGGTCTGAAAAATTGAAGAGTCATGTGTCTGAGACTGATATGGATAGTTTTGATTTTAATTGGCGTATTGCTAATGACGGTAGTGAGAACAATTATTTACGAAGGTTATCAGATCAAGTTGTAGAATTTATAAACGCATATGGATTAAAGCCAAATGTGCTAGAGGTAATAATTGACTTTGATAATGTAATAGTAGATACAGACTGGGCTATGGCGGATTTCTATAATGAGTACTACCATAATGAGATTGGATTCAAACCAGCAGATGGGGATGATATTTATTATTATGATGCGGGTGATCAATGTCCATTACTAACAATGGAGGATTTATATGGTATGTTTTCCTCAGATTTCTTTTGGAGAAATATACGATTAAAAGAAAATGCTGTTGAAATTATAAATAAACTATGCTATGATAAGAAATATAATGTCATGATATGTAGTTTCGGAGATAATGGGAATAAATCAAAGAAAGCCAAATATATCAAAGATAATCTATATATGGTAAAAGAGACAATATTATCAGATGGGAATCTTTTTTCTAAGAATAATATTTCATTGGATAGAGTTGTATTTGATGACCATGAGGATAACTTGCAAAATATGGGTGCATTTAACTTCTTGATGTTTGATAAAGGATATAGAGACTTCAATAAAAAAACAGATCACTGCATCAAAGTAACCAGTTGGTATGATTTTTATGATAAATTAGAAGAATTAAGAATGTCTATTAAACCAAAATATATAGACACGACGAAAGTATAGGTATAAATATGATCATAACTACTAAAACTAAATCAGGTGTAACTATTCATATCTCAGATGGTGATTACGGTAGATTTGTAAATATACCAAAAGATAGTCTTGAGCAATTGTTGAATGATTTAACTGAAATTAATTTACAATTTAATAAAGAAAAATATAAAAAGTAGTTGACATTAATAATTAGATGTTATATACTTAAGAAGTTGGAGGGAGAGAATATATGGTAGGAGTAAGAGCACCAACTGAAAAAAGTTTTAAAAAAGTATTGCATTATTGCACAAGATGTGATAATATAAAGATGAAGGATGAAACAAACAAAACAAGGAGGAAAATTTATGGCTAAAGTAAAACAATTTAAAGGTTATGGCAACTACAAAGGTATTTTATCTGGTATTGATGTTGCTAGAAAAGAGTGGGCTGAAGCAAAAGATAAAAAAGATTATAACGGTAAAAGTGTTTATAAGTCTGGTGCTATTGCTAAGATTCAATTAAGACTTAAGACAAATCATGACAATATGATCTTCTTAGATTTAATGGAATTTTTATCTAAAGTAGGTAAAGATGTTATTTTATTCAATACAGAAAAAGGTAACAAGAATCAAAAGAAAGTTAAGTATGCAGATAGATACAAATACAAAGTCAGTGATGAAGATAAGAAGAATGGCAAGCATGGATTTGAAGTTATTGGCGTAAGAGCTAGATCTGGTGAAGAAGAATCTGTAAATCTATTGCCGTTAGATGCTATTGAATACATTTTAGCTAAATTCAAAGAAGGAGACAGTGTTTTTGTTGGCACTCAAAGAAGTCATAGTCAAAAAGGAGATAAAAAATATAAATCAAATGAAATCAATAGAATCTTTTCGACTACAGAACCAGTTGACTTTGATGCAGAAGATTTTGAAGAAGTATCTGACTTTCAAGATACGCTAGTATTTGATGAGATCATTGAATTGGAAGATAACGAACATTTAGTAACCGGTAAATGGCTAGATTGGAGAGGTGAATTTGTAGATGTTGATTTCGTAACATTAGATGAAGATATTGTAGCGTACCTAAAAGAACTATCTTACGGTGCTCAGTTAACAGTGGAAGGCGTTGCACACAATAGAGTAGTGTATGCCGAAAAACAATCCGATGATGAACCAGAACAAGGATCTAATGTAATCGGTAAAAGACCAAAATCTTACCAAAATAATTCAGCTACAAGAGAGATTGTGTCTGAAAAGAAATATGATGAAATTTGTGCAATTACAGATGTACTAGAAGGAGCATATGAAGAAGAGCCGAGTGAACTAAATGAAGAGGTTCCACCTTGGATGCAATAAAACACCCAAGAGTCGGTGAGTCTTCAATTAATAACTATGGACAACATTCAACAATAGTAAAGTACAACAGTTGCAAAGATGTGATATTGTTAGTTGATGGAACTCATCACAAAAGAACACAATACAAATCTTTTAAGGATGGAACATTCAAAACCCCATATTCAAAATCCGTATATGGGGTTGGTTTCTTAGGCGAAGGAAATCATATTGCACATTTAAACGGAAGAGATACTAGGGTTTATTCTATATGGAACAAGATGATAAAAAGATGCTATTCAAGCAAGTTGCACGATAAAGAACCTTCATACATTGGATGTAGGGTTTGTAAAGAATGGATGTGCTTTCAAACTTTTGCAAATTGGTACGAAAATAACTACTATGAAATTAATGGTGAGAAATCTCAAATAGATAAAGATATACTGGTGAAGGGAAATAGAATATATTCTCCGGATACGTGTGTGTTCGTAAATCATCATATCAACTCATTGTTTACTAGAAGCAACGGTAAAAGGGGAGAGTTTCCTATTGGCGTAATAAAAGTTGGAAAAAGATTTCAATCAAAAGTATTGAGAAAAAAGAAACAAACATACCTTGGAACTTATGATACATTAGAAGAGGCGTTTAATGCGTACAAAATAGGTAAAGAGAATGAGATAAAAAGAGTAGCGGATTTATATAAACATAGCATACCTAAAAATTTGTATGATGCTATGTATGAATATAGAGTAAGTATAGATGATTAAGGAGGATTTATGGGATTAGGAAAAAAACACGAGATTAAACCAGATTTAAAAAATGGATTACATATCATTTCTGGAATTCAAAAAATCGGAAAGACTGATTTGACAGTTAAGATAGCAGAACACGCTTATGGATCAAGAGAAAAATTACTTATGATTTCAATCAAAAATGAACGTGCATACGAAGGTAAAAGTGGCATTATGTATGAAGAGCCTCAAACATGGAAAGAACTAATGAATATTATCAATTCTTTACTAAAGGACACAGAAGGATATGATGTCGTATCGTTTGATGTTATGGATTGGATTATACCTTTAGGCGAAGAAGAAATTATGAGACAGCATACGGTAGAGACTAAACAAAAACCAAAGAGTTTTAATTCTTGTTTTGGAGGATATGGAGAACCTAGAAAGAGATTAAATAAATTAATCGATGAATTTGTAACAAAAGTCCAACTGATTGAAGCAATGACTATACTAGTGTCTCATAGTAAACCAAGAAATATAAAGTCTAAATTAGGAGAAGATGAATACACTATACTTTCAACGAACCTTTCTTTTGACAACTTTCATGCATTTTCATATAGAGCTTTGAGTTTCTGCAATATCACAAATGAAGTTCAAGTAGAAGAAAACCTATTAAAAGATAAAGAGAGAATCATGTACTTTAGAGGTGATACATCAGTAGAAGCAGGAGGTAGATTAGAGTACATTGTTGAGAAATCAGAGTATAGTGCAGAGAATTACTGTAATGCAATTCTAGACGCTATGAAGAGAGAATTTGAAGAACACGGTAGTATTGGAAAGCAAAAGGATAGAAAAAAAGAAGTTGTAGAAGAATATTTAGAAGTAGAGGATGCAAGTGAGGCAGAAAATAACTCAGAAGAAAAAATTGCAAGAATAGATGATCTTTTAGAAGTCTCTAAGAAAGTTGCTGACTCTGGCGTTTCGAACAAGGTAATTATGGGTGTGTATAAAGAGTACGGAATTAAAAATCCAAAAGAATTTACAGACTACAAATTAACAGAAAAAGCTATACAAGATCTAAAAAGTTTGTTATAATATTTTAGGGGTGGGAAATACCCACTCCTTTTAAATCTTTTAGGAGGAAATATGAAATGTAGATATTCGAATTGTAAATTGGGTGGTGAAGTAAAAAAAGATGAAGCTATCTATATTGATAAAAAATATTACCATGAAGAGTGTTATATTAAACAGATCAATAAGGCAGATTCTAGAAAAATAATGTCAGAAGATCTTAAATTTATGACAAAACAAGTAAACATGATTTTAAAAAAACTAATAGACGATAAGCAGATAGATAGTAATTATGTTCTGTGGATGATAAAAAAAATAAAAAGAGATGATTTGACATTGAATACACCATTTGGTCTAGAGCATTATTTATCAAATGGTCATAATTATAATAAATTTAAAAAAGAACAAATTGAGTTAGAGTATAAACTTTTAAAAAATAAGAAAGTTGATATAGAAGTAGAACAAGATACCAACATATCAAAGAAGATTAAGGAGGCATCATATGGAAACATATTCACATTTAAAACTAGAAGATGAATATATAGAAGCTGGAATTGTGGGGACACTACTAAAAAAAATAGAGATGTCATATTATGCTGAATCAATACAACCAAATATGTTTTACCATGATGAATACCAAGGTCTTTTTTGGGCTTTAAAAGATTTAGCAGATGAAGGTGTTGAATCTCTAGATGATTTTACTATTATTAACAAACTAAGAGAAAGTCCATATGTATACAGCACATATAAGGAAGCCATAGAGAACAGAGAGTTTTCAGACAGAATCCATAAATTAAAATTGTTAGGCACTGACGATGTTGCGGAATTTAATAAAAGATTAGAAAGATTGATTACTTTTGATTTTAGGAGAACTGCTCCAAATAGACTAGAAATGATTGCGGAAAATATAAGATCTGATGACTCAAGTTCCGTCAATGAGTTAAATGGCAAAATGCACTCTGAGATAATGGATATGTCTAGTAATTATCTATCAACTGGTGAATTCAGACTACTAGGTGATGATATTGATAAATACTTAGAGGAGATAGATAGTAGAGCTAATAATGATGGTACAGCTGGACTTCCATCCAAATATCCTATATTAAATAACTTCTTCAGTTATGAAAACGGAGAACTTATTCTCATAGCGGGAAGACCAAAGTCGGGAAAATCTGTAATTATTTTAAACGAGGTTTGGCATAAGATAAGCAATGGTATAGGTGTATTAGTATTAGATACAGAGCTCCCAACAAGACAATGGGTAGAAAGATTATTAGCACACGTAACTGGAATGACTGTAGCTAGAATTAAGTCTGGGAAAAGGACACAAGAAGAACGAGATTTAATTATGGACGTTAGGGCAAAAATAAAAAGTGGTCAATTAGCTCATATATACTTACCAGAGAAATATCCAGACTATAAATTTGAAGATTTGTTTATGATCACAAAAGCATATCAGCAGAAGATGGGAAATTTAGGATTGCTTGCGTTTGATTATATTAAGGCAAACAAAGTTTCTGGAATTCAAATGCAAGAGCATCAATACTTAGGAGATCTTACAAACTATTTAAAGAACGACATAGCTGGCAGACTAAATATTCCAATTTTAGCATCTGGTCAAATGAATGACAATGAGGATAGAATGGCAGACAGTGCGAAAATTGCTAGATATGCTAGTGTTATAGCATATTGGATTAAGAAAGATATGGAAGAGGTTATTGCCGACGGTAAAGAGTGTGGAACTCATAAGATATTTATAGACTACAATAGATTAGGAAGACAGATGGATAAAGGTTCTGAATATATAAATATGGTAGCAGATCTAGATAGAATGTCTATTAAACAAAGTAAAATACAAACTAACTTAGAAGGAAATAAACCATACGAATAAAATTGGAGGTGTGAGATATGCAAGCAGAAGTTTTAAAAGGAATTTTATATGATGATCAATCTCACATCATCAACGTTTTAGAATCATGTGGAGTACATTCTATAAAGAAATTAGATAGTAGAATACAAGGTGCCAGAGAAGGTGGTGATAATGCCACAAGTATACAGATAATAACAAAAGATAAAAATCTAGGTGCTGTATTTCATACAGATGCCTCGTTTAAAGGCGGGGACATTATATCATTAGTTGAGCATATAAAAGAAATTGAGTTTTTAGAAGCAATTGATTATATATGTTCAACTATTGGAGTAGAAAATACCTATGAGTATAAGCCAAAGAAAAAATTATTCGGAATATTGGATACTTTATTTGGATCAAGAAAAGAACCTGAAATTGAAGAGAATATAAAGCTTCATGATGATGTATTAAATCAATTCTTTATAAATCCACATTATAGATTAACAGAACAAGGTGTATCTGTAGACACTCAAATTAAATTTCAAACCGGATATGATATTGGAGATAATAGATTATTAACTCCAATTAGAGATGAAGATGGAGACATAGTAACAATAAAAGGTAGAACTTTACATAGTAATTATAAAGAATTAGATATACCAAAGTTTGTTGCATATTATCCGTACAAAGCGGTAGATATATTGTATGGATTATATGAAAATCAGTTTAATATATATGATAAACATGAAGCTATAGTCATTGAATCTGAAAAGGGTGTTCAACAAGGAGATAGCATTAATGTAGATAATTGTATTGCAACATCAAAGAAGAAAATATCAGTAAATCAAGTTAATAAAATAATATCTCTTCAATGTAAAGTAGTTTTAGCTTTTGATAAAGATGTTGATCCATATGATATAATAATAGAGGCGAATAAATTTGAAGGGTATTTACCAGTTGAAATAGTTTATGATTTTAATGATTTATTAACAGGTACGCAATCTCCTCTCGATGTTGGAAGAGATGTATGGTATAATTTATACGAAAGTAGGATGACAATAGAACAATTTAAGGAGTGGTTTAATGAATAATTACACTGTTTTTCACTTACACACAGACCTATCAAACGCATTTACTTCTATGGATTCTGTAAATAAGTACAAACATTATGTAGATAGGGCGGTTCAACTTGGCATGAAGTCAATAGCGTTTTCTGAGCATGGAAATGTTATGGAGTGGTTGCATAAAAAAGAATATGTAGAAAAGAATGGTATGAAGTACATACACGGGGTAGAGGCTTATGTAACAGAATCTATACAAGAAAAGATAAGAGATAATTATCATGTTGGGTTATATGCTATGAATTTCGATGGCGTCAAGGAGATAAATAATTTAATGTCTCACAAAGTTGCGTTTAATAGATCTGATGGGCATTATCGCTATAATCCAAGAATAACATTTGATGAGTTAATAAATACATCAGATAACATAATAGTAACAACCGCTTGTATTGGTGGAATTTTATATAAAGGATCTGAAGAATTAAAGGATAAATTTATTGATTTTTTAATAAAGAATAAGCATAGATGTTTTTTAGAAATACAACATCATGATGTTAATGAGCAGATAGAGTATAATAAATACTTATTAAATCTAAATCAAAAACACTCAATACCTCTGATAGCTGGTACGGATACCCATTCTCTGAATTATGATTACACAATAGGAAGAGAGATACTACAGGCAAGAAAAAACATACATTTCGATAATGAGGATGGTTGGGATATAACATTTAAATCATACGAAGAGTTGGTGGAGTTGTACAAGAATCAAAACTCAATGAATGAGTGTTATTATTTAGAAGCTATAAACAACACAAATACATTTTCAAATATGATAGAGGAATTTGATGTAGATAGAAGTTTCAAATATCCAAAATTAAGCGATAACTCAGATAAAGAGCTTAAGGACAAAATAACAAAGGGTTATATAGAAAAGAAAATAGGAGAGAAGCATAATTCAAAAGAGTATAACGATAGAATAAAAAAAGAGTTGTATGTATATGAAAAACAAGGAATGTTTGATTTTCTTTTATTAGAGGAGAATATAAAGAGAAATATGAGAAATGAAGGTAGGTATTGCGGATACTCAAGGGGTTCAGTAAGCGGATCTTTGATAGCATATTTACTAGGAATAACAGACATTGACAGTGTTGAATATAATTTATACTTTGAGCGTTTTTCTCATTTAGAAAAATATTCACTTGGCGACATTGATAGCGATTGGTCTCCTATGGACAGAGGTAGAGTTAAGGAGTATTTGTATAAAGATATAAAAGTTCAATTTCCAAAATTGCACACATCTGAAATAGTTACATTTAACACAATAGCTCTAAAAGGTGCTGTAAAAGATGTGACTGGTGGTATAAGATCTTTAAATGAAAAAGGTAAGTTAGACACAATAAACTTCCCAAAGTCAGAGGTTATAAGCTTAGAAGAGGCTGACTCAATATCTAAAAATATAGAAGATAGAGAACAGCACTATAGAGAGAAGTATCCAGAGACATTTAAATATGTGGATATGTTGAGAGGTGTAATTGTATCAGTAGGTTCTCATCCTAGTGCAACTATAGTTTCTCCAGATTCAATCAATGAAAACATGGGAACATTTACGTTGACAACAAATGAATACCCTATATCTCAACTAAACATGAAAGAAGTTGATAGTTTAAATTATGTTAAGCTGGATATATTAGGGCTTGATAATGTAGGTATAATAAATAATGCGTGTAAAAAAGCTGGAATAGATAGATTGTCACCGGATAATATGGATTTTACAGACGATAAGGTCTGGGATAATATGATAAAAGATCCCACTTCTATATTCCAATTTGAATCAAATTCATCTCACAATGTACTAAAGCAAATATTGAGCGAATCAACTCTAAAGAAAATACAAGAGGTGACAGGAGACGTTGATAAGCTATCATTGATGAGTATGGCTAATGGTGCAATCAGACCAAGCGGTGCAAGTTTCAGAAATGATTTAATGGCTGGAAATTTTAAGGATTGTGGTCACGAAAAGTTAGATAAGCTATTTGAAAAAACGCTAGGTCAAATGGTTTATCAAGAACAAATCCTCTCGTTCTTAAATGAATTTTGTGGATACAGTTTAGGTAAAGCTGATATGGTTAGAAGGGGATTTTCTAAAAAGTTAGGTACAGAGCAGTTTATACCAGATATAAAGAGTGGATTTATAGACACTATGGTCAACAAATATGAGTCATCGGTTGAATTGGCAGAGAAATTAATAGAAGATTATATACAGATAATAAGAGATAGCTCGGATTATGGATTTAGCGAAAATCATTCTCAGCCATATAGTATGATTGGTTATGCAACCGCATATCTTAGAACATATTACCCATTAGAGTTTATAACATCTGTGTTGGAAATAAATGAAAGTAAATTAGATAAAACATCTAGTGTTTTGAATTATATGAAGAATCATACTGACATATCTATTTCCCCTGCTAGATTTAGGAAATCTAAAGGTGGATATATGTCAGACAAAGAAAGTAATGTAATATACAAAGGCGTTGGATCGGTTAAGAGTTTAAATTCTGATATAGGCGACAAATTATACGAAATGAGGCATATGGAGTTAAATAACTTCTTTGAATTCTTAGAGGTGTCTCCATTAAACAAAACACAGACAGAGGCGTTAATAAGAATAGATTACTTTTGTGAGTTTGGTAAATCTAAAAAGTTAATGATCTTCTATGAGGTATATAGAAAGTGGATAAATAAAAAAACTATAAAAAAAGACAAGTTATCTGAGGTTCCATTTGATATAAATCTAATAAAAGAAAATTCAAAAGAGACAGATAAGCAGTTTAGTAAAATAGATTTTAAACCAATACTATTTGAATACTTTACAAGTATGGAAGATGAAGATTTTTCCATTTGTGATAAGATAGAATTTCAAAAGGAATATCTTGGATATATAAATCTTATATTAGACACAGATCCCGACAATTGCGTTATACTTAATGTGATTAAAAATAAAAAATATCCTAAAGCACATCCTAAATTGGATTTAATATCATTGGGAACAGGTAAAAGATTTGAAGCAAAGGTAAATAATAGATATTTAGATTTATCGGAGGCTACAGAGGGATCGATTATAAAAATCGGCAGTGGTTGTCACAAACCGATAAAATACAAGGATGATGAAACCGGAGAATGGAAAGTGGTTGAGGGTAAAAGACAATATTGGGTAACTAACTTCTCGAGAATACCAGAGAATATGTTGTAGGAGGACTATGTTAAATAATAGAAAGTTCGATAAGAAGGAAATAGATAAAATATGCAAGAATCTAACTGTCGTAGTGGATTCCAGAGAAAAGGCTAACGGTCACATTCTGGAATATTTCGATAAGCACAAAATAAAATATAAAGTAGATAAACTTGACTATGGAGACTATAGTGTGTGCGTTGATCCAATGCAAGAATACGGAATTACACACGCACTAGACTTTAGAGACAGTGTGTTAATTGAGCGAAAATCAGGATGGAATGAACTTTATGGTAATATAGTTACCAATAGAGCTAGATTTTGTCAAGAACTTGCTATGTGTAAAGTAAAGATGCCAATATATGTAGAACAATCATGGGATGATCTATATGACGGGAATTACAGAAGTAAGTATTCTCCAAATGCATTTCTTGCAAGCTTATACACGTTTGAACATAGGTATGGAGTAGTGTTTAAGTCAATACCAAAAGAAAGGATGGGTAAGCAGATATTTGTTTATCTATACTACTATCTTAGAGAAAGGTTGAAATGATGAATATAATTCAAAGAAAACCAATTATATCGAGTAAACCGAACAGTGTTAAAGAGTGGTTTTGTAATATGAGAGGTATCAAGAAGGTTGATTATGATGCCTTCTTTTTCCCAACTAAAGATAATATGTATTCACCATTTGATCTATATGCTATGGATATAGTAGTATTCAAGACATTAGATGCGATTGAGAAAGGTAAGACAATATGTGTCTATGGTGATGTTTGACAATGATGGAGTTACAGCCAATGGAGTCCTATACTTGTATCTAAGAAACTTTACAACAAATATAAAGTATGTATTTCATCAAAGAAATGATGGTCATGGAGTTATTCCAGATAATGTACCATTTGACTGTGATTTACTTATAATAGTTGATAGTAGTACAAATTCAGTAGAAGAATGTAAAGAGCTCAAAGAAAGATGTGATGTGATAGTGTTGGATCATCATAGTCAAGAGTTTGAAAATCCATATGCTACAATAGTAAATTCAACAACTCATGGATATCCAAATAAACATCTAAGTGGGTCTGCAATTGCATATAAATTCTGTAAGGCTATGGATGAAAAAATGGATTGCGATATTGCAGATGACTATCTTGATCTAGCATCTATCGGATTAATTGGGGACATGATGAGATTAGATCAATTAGAAAACAGATATATTGTAGAAAAAGGATTAGAATTAATAAAACAAAGACAAGGAAACTTAGGAATCAGATTATTATTCGATAAACTATTAAAACAAGCTGAGCCAACATCTGAATCAATAAGCTTCTATATATCTCCTTGCATAAACTCTGTTATAAGATTAGATAATATCTATTTAATATTTGAACTGTTGATTTGTGAATATGAAGATGATGCAAATGAAATAATAGATAAAGTAATCGATATTAACGAAAAAAGAAAATCAGTAAGTGATGATATATTTAAATATATGCAATCAAACGATATGATTGATTTATCAAATAAGATAATAGTTATAGACATGACAGATTCTGGTTATGATAGAAATATCTACGGTTTAGTTGCCAATAAAGTTATGAAAGAGTATAACAAACCTTGTTTGTTTGGCGCAGTATATGATGGGATTTTCAGAGGAAGTGCTAGATGTCCAAGTGAAGGAATTAATTTTAGAGCAGATTTGAACAATAGTGGATTATTTAAAGGAAATTTCGGTCACTCTTTGGCATTTGGATCGAGTTTTGATATAAATAACAAGCAGAAAATATTTGACTTCTTTAATGAAAAGTATAAGAATAATTTTATTGATAAGTTTTACTATTATGATATGAAATTACCAAAATCAAGTATGACAATTGAGATGCTAGATGAGATAGATTCATTGAGCAAAATAACAGGAGTTGGATTTGAGAAACCTAAGTTTTTAGTTGAAAATATAAGAATAACAAAAGCTGAGAAAATAGGAGAGAACAAAAATCATACCAAACTAACTCAAAATGGTGATATACCTTTAAACATCATGAAATTTAACACAGAAGAAAAAACTATGAAATATCTAAGAGCAACAACTATTTCCGTCATAGGATCTGTTGCAATGAATAGGTATAATGGATATAATAAAGTATACGAAAGTAAACAAATAATATCTGACTTAATAGTATGTAATTAGGAGGTGACAATGGCTAAAGGAAATAATATAGTTGAATTAGATGGATATAAATTTCTATCTCCATCAGAAGCTGAGTTCTACAAAGATATAAAGAAAGCAAAAGAAAATGGTTTTATAAATGATTTTGACGTAGCTGTTAAGTATGAGTTACAGCCAGAGTTTATTAATTTCAGGGGAAAGAAAGAGGAGTCCATTGATCATTACCCTGATTTCTTAATTACAAGATTGGATGGCAGTCAGTATATAATAGACACTAAAGGTGGATCTCATCACGAAAAAGATGCCATTTTAAAAAGGAAAATGTGGTTATATCAAAATCCAAACATTCCATATTACTATGCGTCAGAAGTTCCTAAATTTTTAGGTGGATGTTGGGTTGAAACAACGGTTGGAAATAATTTTGAGAAGAAGCTGAGAGGTTTATACTACAAAGAACTACATCCAACTATAAAAAGAGCTACAGCTACATCCCCACAGTTAAGACATGATCAAATAGATGAGTATTTTGATTGGGAAATACATGATGGATTATTCTATAAGATGAATAAGAAGTACACTAAAAAAGAACGAGAAAAAAGAAATAAATCTAAATAAAACGCTTGCAATTCTCTCTTGACTCTGATATACTAAAGATAAGTTAAGGGAGTTTCTTATGAAAGGAGAGATTATATGGATGACCCAGTAAGAATGTATTTAAAAGAAACTGGAATGACGCCACTGTTATCTGGCTTAGAAGAAATAGAATTAGCTAAAAAGATGGAGGATGGATGTGAACATTCTAAAAATAAGTTAATAGAAGGTCATCTTAGACTTGTAGTAAGTATTGCTAAGAGATACGTTGGTAGAGGTATGTTGTTCCTTGACTTAATTCAAGAGGGTAACTTAGGTCTAATTAAGGCTGTTGAAAAGTTTGACTGGAGAAAAGGTTACAAGTTCTCGACTTATGCAACATGGTGGATCAGACAAGCAATCACTAGAGCAATTTCAGATCAAGCTAGAGCAATTCGTATTCCAATTCATATGGTTGAGACAATTAACAAGCTAATCAGAGTTAAGCGTCAGTTAATTCAAGAATTGAGCAGAGACCCAAAACCATTAGAGATTGCGGATGAAATGGATATACCAGTAGAAAAGGTTAGAGAAATACTAAAGATTGCCCAAGAACCTGTTTCACTTGAAACACCTATTGGTGAAGAAGAAGATTCATTTTTAGGAGACTTTATTCCAGATGATTCTCTGAAAACTCAACACGAAATAGTTCAGCATTATTTTCTACAAAGGGACATAGCCAAGGCATTAGGCACACTAACTCCTAGAGAACAGAAAACAATAAAATATAGATTTGGATTGCAAGACGGTAAATCTAGAACGCTGGAAGAAATGTCAAGAATGCTGAGTTGTGATTGTGATATATACATATCTAGAGAGCGTGTTAGACAAATCGAAGCAAAGGCGTTAAGAAAATTAAAAAATCCAAGTAGGAGCAAATATTTGAGTGAATACTTGTAGTAACTATAAAGTTATGAAAGGAGAAAATATGAAAAAACTAGTAAGGTGGACACCACCAACAAATGACGCAAAAGATGATGCTGAGTGCTATTGCCCAGATTGTGATTATTATATCGAAAATGAAGATTGGAAATTTTGTCCAATGTGTGGAATAGGAATTGCATTGTACGAGCATGATCTTGATGATAGTCATGATGTTTTTAAAAAATTAGAAGAACTAGGAGTTGAGGTTCATAGAAATGGAGTGTCAATTAATGATGTTAGAAACGGCAAGAGGGTTATGGGGAGATTGAGTTCATTTGACCTATAATGCCACTTTGAGCCTATTTAATGCATAAGTGTATGTTATAAACACAATTGGGTTGAGTGGTTGGAAATACTAGATAGTGAAAATGATTAAAGGAGGAATTATGAAAATTATTAAAACTTATAAAACGTATTTAAATAAATTAGATAAGTTAGACGATGGCACCTTTGTGGTTAGAGATAATAATACACAAAGCAAGAATATTAATTTCGGCTCAGAGAGACCATTGAATGACTATTCGAGAAGACATTTGTCTTATACCGAGATATTTTTGAGAGAGGCTGGCGAGACAGAAACAGCAGATAAAATTAAAGAATATCTCGGTAAGATTATTAGATGTAATGAAATCCCAGAGCTAATACCGGTTGGAAACTATAGAGTCAATATACCTCTCGATATGCTAAAGAAAAAGATAGAGTTGTATATAGAAGAAGATGGTTTAGATTTGAATCCAGACTTCCAGAGAGCACACGTTTGGAATACAGATCAGAGAGTTGCATTTGTTGAGTTTATACTCCAAGGCGGCAAGACCAATCCCATTTACTTCAATCACCCCGGTTGGATGAAGGGATGGGAGGGTAATATGGTCATCGTAGATGGGAAACAAAGACTGACTGCTATACTGATGTTTTTAAACAACGAAATTACTGTTTTTAAAGAACTGGACGAAGGTGGTATTGGTTATTACGCAAGAGAATTCAATCATTTTGGTGCAGACTTAATATTTGTGATTAATGATTTGCCTACAAGAAAAAAGGTTCTTGAGTGGTACTTACAAATCAACAAAGGAAATGTTGCACATACAAGCGATGAAATTTCAAAAGTTGAAGCGTTATTGAAAAAGGAGGATTAATGCAACTAAAAATATTAAAGCAATTATGGTTAGGCAATCAAAACTTAACCGTTATACCAGTCAACCAAGTATATAACGTTGATTCTATTGAAATCAGAAATGGTAAAAAATACTATAGATTCATTGCTACATATAATGATTATGTGACTGAATTAAGTGAAAATGATATTAATTCTATATTTGAGTTGAATGATGATGGTAAAGATGTTATAATTATAAATAAGGAGGATGAAGATGAAAGTAATGAGATTTCTACCACAGATTCTGATCGAGATGAAGAATTGGGAATTCCCACCGAGTGTGAAGATCAGTAAAACTTATGAATTTGATGAGTACGAATTAAACGGCGAAAAGTGGTATAGAATTATTGATGAAGATAACATTGAAACAGATTTACCAGAAAGTGAAAAGGGTAAACTATTTAAAATTGAGGAGGTATAATGACTAACAAGGATTTTGACAGAGAATTAACATTTGCAGACAGAGCGATTTTTCAAACTCACTGTGCAATTAATATGTGCAGAAAGATGCTAGGAGATAGATTTGGGTTTACTGAAGATGAGCTAAAACAGCAAGTAATGGATAGTTTAGGATATATGATTGATTATACTGCATATGGAATTATGTCTGAGCTTGAATTAAGTGACGAGATTGACAATGACAATTTGCATATTATTCAAGACTGTATGTGGAATAATTGGAGTCTTGAGGACTATCAGGACAGATTAGTTGGATTTATACCAAATGACGGCGATCTTAGAAAAGAAATGAAAGCCATGGGATTTACAGAAAGTACAATTAAATATGATGATGAAAAATAATTACATTTAGGTGTTGTAATATGACACCAAGTGTGTTATTATATAAAAGAAGCTAAGGAAAGCATATAAGAAATAAGGAGGTGAGAGATTGGATTATAGTATACAATATTCTACAAAGAGTGGACTTGGGAAACCTGCATTAGAGGTGTATTTATATGGATGCGACAAACCTATTAAATGTAATGGTTGCCACAACAAAGAGTTGTTAGAAACACCAAGTGAATTCACACCGATTAAACAAATCGAAGAACATTTATTGAGAGAAATATCAAACTTCTCTAAATTCCATAAGCAAGTTATAATATCTTTTGTTGGTGGAGAGCCGACGGCTGATCATAATAAAGAACGTCTCAACAGGTTGAGTGGAACTGTAAAGTCTAAGTATGTAGACAGCTTGATTGTGTTATATAGCTGGAAGCGGTTGGATGGGTGGTCGATTAACAATTTTAAGCATATAGATTACGGAGTTTTGGGAGAATATATTAGCGAACTACACGTAGATAATTATATACCATCAAGTAGTAATCAGATAATTTATGATTTTAAAAATCATGAAATTATGGACAATATAAATTTAAACATAGAAAAGGAGAATAAATGAGATATAATTTCCCAATGACATTAGATAGACAATTTAAAAACAAATTAGAAGAACTTCATGATAAATTTGGAACACAAATGATGACAATCGAGGGACTAGCTCCTCACCAATTGGATACGTGCAATTTCTTTAAGGCTTTCATGGAGACTAAAACAGTAGCAGATGCAAGCATAGATGATAATGCAAATGTTGGAAGCAAAAACATCAACACAATGATCAATGAATCAACAAAACCTTTTACGAAACTATTGTCTAAGAACAAAATATATATTGAAATGAAGGAGGAATTTGGTAAAGAAGTAGCTGATGAATATTTAGAGGCTTGTGTTTCTGGAACATTGTATGAACACGATTCGCATAGTTCTAGTTTTATGCCATACTGTTTTGCGTATTCGGTTAAGCCAATTGTTGAAAAAGGGTTATTTTTCATAGGTGAAATGAAAGCAAAACCACCAAAACACTGGGATACTTTTAACCATCACATTTTGGAGTTTATTAGTTATGCTACAAATATGCAATCTGGTGCGTGTGGTCTCCCAGACTATTTTGTATACGCATACTATTTTTTCTTGCAAGATACTAAAAATATGAATAAAGACATGGCTGAAAAATACAGAAACCAAAAGTTTCAAGAATTTATTTTCAATTTAAACCAACCATATTTAAAAGGAGGAATCCAATCGGCTTATACAAATGTATCTATTCTTGATTATGCACATATCGCAAAGTTCTTTATGGAAGAAACATACCCTGATGGATCTGGCATCATAGAACATATGGATGGGATATTACAATTTCAAAACGATTTTATGGATTACATTGGAGAACTTAGAAAAGAAAAGTGGCACACATTTCCAGTAATATCTGCAACCTTATTATACGAAGATGGAAAGTATGTTGATGAGGAAACCTTTGATAATGTAGTTAGACATAATTGGAAGTTTGGTTTTAATGACATCAATATCATGACTGTACCAGAAGTGACCTCGGTTGCTAGTTGTTGCAGAATGGTTAATAATACCAAAGATTTAAATAGAGAGAAAATATTTAATTCAATTGGTGGTTCTGAGTTAAACGTAGGCTCTACAAAAGTGGTTACGCTGAATTTAGTTAGGATGGCATTACTAAGTGATGGCAATAAGGATAAGTTTTATGATTTAGTAAGACAAAATGTAGAACTACTCAATAAATTCCATTGTTGTCATAGAAAGATACTAGAGAAATTAATAGAGAAAGGATTGCTACCCCTGTTTACGCATGGTTTGATTAACATGAAGGATATGTTTGCCACAACTGGAATTAATGGAGTATTTGAAGCAACTGATATCTTCGGTGGAATAGACAGATCTATGGGTGCTAAGTATACTGAAGAGGGTATCGAATTTGTACAGAATATGTTTAAGTCAATCAAAGAAGTAAATGAACAGACTGAGCATAAATATGGATTCATTTCAAACGTGGAACAAGCTCCTATGGAGAGCGGGGCTGTAAAGCTCAATAAAAAAGACAGACTATTTTTTGGAAATGAATTTATTAATAGACATTTAGGCAAAGATTGTTATTTATACGGAAATCAATGGATTCCATTAAAAGAATCTACATCTGTATTTAACAGAATAGAAGCAAGCCAGTTAGACGATGCCTGTGGTGGAGGTGTAATACTTCATATAAATAATGGAGAAAATTTCCAGACATTCGAAGATGCAAAAGAGTTCACCCTAGGACTTGCTAGAGCGGGTGTAAAGTATTTTTCGTATATTTCTTTGATAGATATTTGCAAGAATGATCATAGCTTTTTCGGAGATTTATGTCCTATTTGTAATACCAAAAGCGTATCAAAAGGCATTAAAATAGTTGGCTATCTTGTAAAGCAGGATTCATACAAGAGTGAAAGGAAGAGAGAACTCGGAGAACGACAATTTTATTCGAATTCTGAGAGATAATTGTGAGGGGATTACTTTCCCTCTCTTATTTGGAGGTGATTAATATTGCAATATCAGATAAATGCAAAGAGTATCGTAAGTGGTTTAAATCTGAAATGGAGTATTTAGTCGAGTGTTCTAAACTATCTCATTCAGATGAAGAATACATTTCGCCACAAGAAATAGAAGAAATATTAGATGAAACGCCAGAATATAATATGACAGAAAGATCAAAGAATAATATTAGAAAGAAATTGAAATAGGAGGAGTAAAATGTGTAAATGTAAACAACAAGCAATTAAAGTAGATATTGTAAAACACTCACCAGTAGTGGACTTGCAGAGAAATGGTGATTTAATCGATCTTCAATTTTGCGGATTGGATAAAGTATTCAAAGGGAATCCAAAGTTTTCGAAAGGTACTGGGGTATTTGAAAACACTGGTGAATTAAAATATCAAAAAGGCGATATCTTTAGGGTTTCACTCGGTGTTTCAATGAATATTCCAAAAGGAAAATCTGCAAGAGCATATATGAGAAGTAGTACTCGTAAAAACTTCAACGTAATGTTGACCAATCATGTTGGTTGCCTAGACTATACAATCAAACCTTATAACGGAACTAATGATATTTGGAGAGCTGAGTTTTATGCATTAGATGATGGTATTATGGAACTAGGTGATAGAATATTACAGTTCGAAATTATTGATGCTATGCCAGAAATAGTATTTAATGAGGTTAATGAGTTAGAGTCAACCGACAGAGGTGGATACGGGAGTACTGGAATTTAAGGAGGTAAATATGAAACCTACATTAATCGTGGTTAAATCGCCACAGAATGATAAGAACTCAGAATCTTATCTAAAGCGTATTAAATCATGTTGGAAAGATTATTATGATGATGAGATCAATTTAGATATACCAGATAAACCATTTGAAACTCAGGAACAACTAAACAATTATCTAGAGAGAAATAGTGGAAGTGTGCTATTGTTACATCCCACTAATCTAAAATTATATGGAAGAGACAAAACGAGAAACATTGAAAATGATCAAGTTGTTACTGCTATTATTTCAAATATTCCAGAAAACTTTAGGTGTTCAAAGGTATTATTATATGGGAGTGGAAATGTTAATGAAGCATTAGATGATAGGCTTAGATATAAGGGCAGAATAATCGCTACGTGCGCACATCAAGATAGGCAATATTTAGATGATGAATTTTTGTCTCACTTCAATCTAATTGTTAACTCGACTAGATATGACGCTGAAGTAAAAATGTTTTACTCGAACAATGTAATTGATACTGCTGGTAATTTCAAGCCGCTATCTAAGAAACACTGGGATGATAAAAACATAGAATATACACAAGAACCACATCCTCAAATTGTCACAAGAGGTGAAATCGGTAAACTAACTGCCGATCTAATGTTACAAGATGTAATTGAGAATGGATTCTAGTATGCAAACTATAATATTGAAAGATAAAGATAATTGTAATCCAATTGAGTTACATTGTAATGATTACACATTTGAAATAACTGAAAATGGTTCACTAGTCTTAAATTGGGGAGAGATTTTAGATAAAGTTAAAGAATATCATAATCTAGATACTTAGGTTGTGGTATTCATCCATTTTACGGCACAGAATGGGGTTTATACTGTTGTAATTCAATTTAATTACACTTAGGTATGCGATAGTATTCAAAGGTAATAAAATCGCTTATATAGCGTTTAAATATAGAAATGGAGGAATATATGAAAATAGAAAATGTAGAAATGATGGGGCTAGAATCAGCGGTAAAAGCAAGTAAATATCCGATGCTTGTAGATACGAATAATGCAACTAATAAAATAACAAAGACTGTAAAAGGATTGGGATCTTGTGATAGTGGAACAGCTCACGATAGTTTCTTAAAGGGAATTGTTATCCAGTATGATTTAACTTGTAATCACGTCATGTTACCTCAATTCATGCGATATCATTTTCACGATATTGTAAGTAGTCAATCAAAGATGCATAGAATATCCAAAATGGACTTGCATAATTCATGTGATCAATATGTTAGACCAGATGTTATTGAAATCGCACAAGAAGAAATAGATAAATATTTAAGCATGAAATTAAATAAGGAAGATCAATGTGATATAAAAAAACAATATGAAGTAGTTATGTCAAATCTTCCGATGGGATTAGAGTTGACTATGAGAGTTACAAGTAATTATCTACAACTTAAATCGATTTATCATCAGAGAAAAGGTCATAGAATGTCATTTTGGAAAGACTACTGCGACTGGGTAGAAAATTTACCTTTCTTTAGAGAGTTGGTGTTGAATGAATAGATATAATAAATACCAATTTAGAGTGTTTATGGTTGTGTTAATGGCGATAAGTATGATTGTAGTATTAAAATTATATATTGGGTAAAAAAAGGGTGGAATAGAAATTAATCTAAACCACCCTTTGTTGTTTAATACTCTTGTTGCTTATCATAGAAGTATGAATCTTGATATAAATCATAACTATATCCTTTATTTCTATACTCTAAATTTAATGTTATATCTATTATCTTCCATTCGCCATCTATATATACTTCATTCCATGCGTGTAGTGCCTTATAGAAACTAGTCTTTCCATATACAACTTTACAAGGAATGCCGTTATTTCTAGCAATACCTGCGAATACAATTGAGAAGTCCATACATATACCATTTGGATTATTTAGCATTTCATCTATTGCTACTGTATAGTTTGTATCCAATGTAGAGATTTTGCTGTAATCGTATGAGAAATTATCCATCATGTAATTGTGAATATCCTCAATATCCATTTCTAAGAATTGATCTAAGTTTGAGTTCTCATAGTCAATCATTGTTGTAGGCTGTAAAAACACACATTCTTTTATTACTACGTCTATCGTTTCTTCGTATACTCTCTTATATAATGTTTCTCCGATGTTTTCATATATAATTACATTGTATGCACAATCACCAGATTGAAGAGGGACTATTACTGAATTATCGTTGAATGGATACACATATAGATTGTCGGATGTCTCTATTCCTACTTTATGAACTCCATCTGAAGTATCATAGTTTACTGTTATTGTTGATTCTCCAATTGTGTAATCTACATAATCATCTGTAGAAAACGACACTGGTGATATAGATAAAAACATTAATATTACTGCTAATAATTTTTTCATAATTCCTCCTTTACTTTAAATTTGTGTATGTTAAAATAATTTTATGTACCTTTGTTAAATTAAACATATCACAGTTTTAAAAGTGTGTCAAGTATTTAAGCGAAAAAAAAGGAGAATCTCAAATTAATGAAATCCTCCTATAATATTAGTCTTTATTTTGTTTTGCTAGTTCTTCCAATGCTTGCTTTCCGTTTCTGTATTTCTCAACAACGTTTATAATGCCACCTGATCCTAAGCTCAATAATAATGATGTTGTAAAAATTGAGAATGTTATAAAGTTGGCATTCAATTCATATTGTATGCCACCAATCTCGAAAATAGCAACAAATATATTTGTGCCGATTGTGAAACCTGCCCACAATCCAAATGCAATTGATACTGGTACACCAATTTTAATCTCTGAAAATCGCTTCTCTTTAACGTATAAAACCGTTTCTTTTCCCCAGTTATAAAAACCCTTAACTACTTCCGTTGATTGTGTAATAATTATAGCAACCAACATCAATACTAATAATGAAACCATAAATTACTCTCCCTTCTTCTTATCATAATTGTACAACATAGTCCAAATCTCTTGTCTAGTAGGAATATCATTTGGTCTACTACCATCACTTATTTGATTATTAATGACCCACTCTCTAGGAACAACTGCCCATTTTTCTAAACCATCCGGAAAACTTGATTCTAGAATTGACAAATCACTCTTGTCTAAAACACTTTGTTTGATTAAGTACTCTACAGATGCATCAGCCCATAATTTGGCAAATCTTATCTGTGTATCTTCAATAGACATCACCTTTCTGTCTAAATCATTTGTCATATACCCATGCTCAATTAATAGCCCCGGTGACTTTGGTTCTCTTAGGATTCCTATATTATCATATGTTCCATCCGATGGGTCTGTGTCTGCTTCATCTACTTTCTTGAATTTAATTTCTATTTTTGAGTCTCTAAAGTGTTTGGCGAAACAATTTGCCAACGGAATACCCTTTGTAGAATTGATCCAATGATAAAATGATATACCATTAATATTTGTATTGCTATGTGCATCTGCATGAAATGAAATATAGAAATCTATATAATCATATTTTGAATATCTATTATATAATTTTACTTCTTTGCTATATGGTTGTTGTGCTAATACAAAATTCATATCATCAAACCCATACTTCTTCATTTCTTCGATGAATTTAATTGCAACAGATGAATTAAATTCATGCTCTACAAATCCGTTGCATCTTTTTCCGGGTGTGTCAGCTCCGTGTCCAATATCTACACCTATTCTTACGTCTCTCATTTCTTTTCTCATATCCTTCTCCCTTCTCATTTATTAAAATATTATCAGCCATGTAGAGAAATCTATAGCACTCCTCTACATAATCATAACACATTATAATGTTACAGTCAATCGATTAATTGCAATTTTATTAAATTTTATTTAGGCAGAGATTCTAACATTGGTTGGAATACTTTGTATAATCCGACTAAGAAACCACCACCTAGTATAATCCATACTCCAATATCTGCTAGTCTGTCAATAAACTTATTTTTAAATTTGCCAAATAGTCCATTTTCACTATCTTCTATTTCTTTTCTTAGTGCATTATTCTTTTCTCTTTCGCTTCTAAGTTCCTCTGAAAGTTCTATTCGCATGAGTTCTTTACCTTGATCACTTACACTGTCCGTAAGAGTGACGACTGCTGTTTTTATCTCGTCAAAACCCTTTGACATCACTTTCTTCTGCTCGTCATCTCTGATTATGTATTCTCTAAAATATTCAACAAATGTTTTAAACTCTTTATCGCTTTCTTTTAAGATAATAATATCATCCGAATTTCTTTTAACTTCTTTGCCTAACCTTTCAACGACTTCCATAAAATCGCCATCCCTTTCTGTGTGAATTATCTTTACCTTTTCTTTTTCCATCTATATTCACCTCATCATAATAATCACATCGAAGTAGCCTTTCTACTTCACTTTAATCACCACCTTTTATGAGAATTTGAGGTTCTCTCCCTTAAACTCTCCCTTAATTTTATAAGTCGGTATGAGAGGAATTTTTATTCCCCTTTAACCAACATCTTTAATTCTTCTATTGTTCTTTTCAAGTCTTCTATTTCTTTAGATACTTTTTGCTTTGATTGTCTGTGTGCTTTATATTTAAGTTTATTATCTATAAATTTTACACTCATATTACCTCCTACCCTACTGAATATGTTAATATATCTAGGTTAACGTTTTTTCCTGTTGTACTAAGCTCTATTGTGTCTGTAGAATCGACTGTTTTATTGAATTGATAATATTCATTGGTGATTCTATTTAAATCCATTAATTGCCCATTTACAGTAGGCTGATAAACACCGCCGAGTATAACTGGCTGTCTATTTGTCAATGTTACATTTGAATCAGTAGTGATGTTATATGCATCATTAACACTCCAAGAGCCAACTATTACGTTGTTGGTGCTAGTTAGATCGGAGCCTAATATTACTGGAATTAAAAAATCTGTTAAATTATAAGGTACTGTATCTCCTACTATACCGGATATACCTTGCACACTACCCCATATTCCACTAGGACTGTTGCTTATATATCCTTCACTAACTGTATTTTCAAAGAATGTATAATAAATTTCTCCATTATTATCTACCATTGCGCCGTGATTTGAGAATCTATTCATTGTATTTGGTGTTACATTATTTCCACTTTGACCAAAAGCACTCCATGAACTAGCAAGATTTGTACTAATATAACTCTTTACACTAAATACAGAGCTAGACGCGTCATTTCCTCTAAATGTCAATACGTCCATTCCGTTTGTATATGCTACATTCCTCTTTACTGATATTTCTGACGGTATATGTAATAGAGTCAGACTATCTATTGTAAAGTTTCCGGGTGCATATATCTGTGTTCCTCTTCCATTGTTTGTAGTTAACCAAGAACTCCCATTATAATAATTAATATAAATAAAATCATTGTTTGATGCATCTGATGTTTTCATAGCCACATAAGGATTTCCGTTATCCATGTAGTCACATACAACTCCATCTATGTCTGCTATTGTAGTAACATTTGTGATGTTATCTACTTCGACTATAGACAACGACGTTTTATTAACATCTATAAAACAATAATGGGCGTCACTATCAAATGTGCTCGTATTAATATATCCAATCCACACCCCCGTTGCCTTCGTGCCGTCACTATTACATGAAATAGAAGCACTTCCGTCAAATGTACCATATGTCTGATCACTTATTATATAAAGAGTTGTGTTGAGAGTCGTTAAGTCTATGTCCGTTACCGTTGTGAGTATCGAAGATAAATCGCTCTTAAAATCAACTATGAACAGCAATATTCTGTTATCGTTTGGCATACATATTGACCATGAACCTATAGAACCTATTGCCTCAGAAGTGTGTAACAAAGAAATTGTTCCATCGACACTTCTTTTATATAATCGAACAACATCAAGAGATGAAGCTGTGTAGTATATAGTTCCAAAACTATCTGAACATGATGAATTACCACCTTTTTTTAAATTTCTATCAGGAGAACTCAATATTTCTGGGCTTGTTATATTTTCATCAGGTACTTCTGTAGATGTACTTATATTAACTATATCTTCATCTATGTTTAATGAATTATCCGGCGATAATATTTGGTCTGGAGACAACGCCAAGAATGCATTGCTATCATTTACGGCTCTGTCTGGTCTAAGTAGAGGTGATTCTCCTTTCGTATATAGTCTAAGGGAAACTTCTTCAAAATTATCATCAAAGGTTCTGTCATTTATAACTAACACCTGATCTGTTTCCAAGAAAGATAATGTTTGGTTATCTGATGTTGTAACTGGTAACGTTAAAGTTATATCGTATGTAGAAGTAACACTACTAGACTGAATTGTTGGTGGTGTGAATGCTGAGTTGTATAGACTTTCACCGATTACAAACACAAAATCATCTATCCATCCATCAAAGCTAGGGATAGTGGTGTCTGATGTTCTTCTTCTTCCTATACACAATGGTACATCGGCATCATCAATGTTGTCGGTTTCTGAATAGGTTGTTACCAATACTCCATCTAGAAAGGTTCTTATTGTATTTCCTTCCTTACTGATTGCCACATGATGAAATTGATTATCCTGTGGTATTGCCGTTGTTACATTTATATTATTATCATTTGCGCCAGTGTCTCTGTAGTACATTGTTATAATATTTGATGCTTCAAATCTAAGATTCCAACCATCAGTATTTACAGTAGATCTCCCCATAACGGCTTGCTGTACCCCAAAATTATTTGGTCTTACCCAGAAGTGTATTGTAAAATCATTTGCACCTATATTTCCGGGGTTCGAGAAAGTATATATATAACTAGAACTTCCGTCCAATAGTAAGCTACCCGTTCCAAACTTCTTTGCAGATGTATTTACTTGTGCACTTCCACTTGGATACCACACCCTTGTTATTTCATCTGGGAAATCTGTTGACCCATCTATTCCATCAAAATGTAGAACTGATTTGTAATTACTATTCGTTGTGCTATTTTCTGTTAACGATACTATGGCATTAGTGCTATCTAGCCTATCTCCTACTCTTGGCTCTTGCGCCGATTCTTTAAGTTTGATTTCTCTTGTTCCAGAAAAGGTACCATCAGATTTTGCTTCGTATAATCCCGGTTCATTAAACGAAACAACTTCTTCAGATGTGTTTATAGTTGCTGTAGTTTCTAATGTATCGATCCCTTCATCATCATCAAATGTATAAAACGCACCATATCCGGTTTGATTTACAAATGATAAAATATCTTCTTGCTCAAGTCTAGCCTTAATTTCTAATACGTCTTGTTTTACTTCTCCTATTTGATTTTCTACAGACGCATTAATTTCACTTTGTAATTGATTCCAGTCATCGGCGCTTATATTATTTACTTCTAGGACTGCTTGGAGTTGTTGTAATAACTCCTGCTCTCCTCCTGTTCCGGCGTACACTTGACCAGAAGTAGTACTTGTCTCATTGAAATCACCAGTTGTAGTTCTGCCTATCTTTATAATCAATTCCCCATATCTATTGGCTTCCCAATATCTCTCCTCAGGGATATCACTTTTTACTTGTAAAGCCATTTAAACCTCCTTTCGATTTAATACTTATCTGTAATCGTAAAGGATTCCAATTGTAATGACATATTTACATTCTGAACCTTTACTCTATCTGATGGTGCTATTGTCAAACCACTTTGAATTTTTACTCCACTCACATTTGATGTGTCTCCATCAAACAGAATAGTTGCTGTATTTGTCTGTATTGATACTACAGTTGCCAGCTTGAATTGTCGTGGTTTTGTTGTTCTAATTTTTCCTTTGATTTGTTCATCTATTAAATTATAAAAATCATCATATGGTTTGAAATTAGTTGCCATATCAAACTCCTATCTCTATAGTTCTTTGACCATCTATTGATGCTTGAGTGTTTTTTCTTAATGGTAAATTAATTTGTCTCACTTGGAATCTACCGTCAGATATGCCAATTCTACTATCTGTTACTTGTATAACTCTTCCCACATCTAGGTTGTCTACTGGGAAGAATGATATATTTAAAGTTTCACTAATTGATGTTGATTGATCTAATTCATAATTCGCTCGTTGTTGTGCCAATGTATCATTATAAATAACATCATCTCCAATAAACTCAGACCTTCTTCCTATTCTGCTTATACTAACAGAGCCTGTTGTTTGCTCTGCGTTTGCGTCATGAGTTATACCATCATCCCACGTAATACCCTCTACTCTTATTGAATTCTTCAATTTGTTTACTTCATATCTACTGTTCAAGCTAGACTTTAAAATATCATCTTCTTTAAAAGTAACAACTGGAGGTTCATTTTCTGGGTTGATAATTGCTTCAAATCTGGGATATCCTTCTTCATCAAAATAAACAGTGTACCCTATCGCTTCACATAACTCATTCATCGCATCAAAATAGGTTTGACCTTTATCGACATAAAAACTATACGGAGCAGTGAATGAATTAGCTTCTGGTATTAGTGGTTTTATATCATATGCTATTTGTATGCTATCATCATCTGCTATTTGAAATAATTCTTCCATTACTGTTACAACATTTTTTCCTTTTTCAATATATATTGTATTTTCTAATTTTCCAGATATTGTTCCATCTAAATATGAAAATTTATCATACAGTTCGAAAGTAGTCGTTGATTCTGAGTTGTAGTTATTAGAAAGATTAGGTTCTCCTATTACATAGATTCCTTGTGGAAATAGTACTTCTACTCCATCATTTATAATGCCGGTTTCTATCTTAAATTTATTATCAAACCATATTTTGTCATCATTAGGACTCAAAGTGTATTTATTGTCTAGGTTAACAAATTTTATACTTGCAGTTCTTCTTGAACCATTTTGAAATGATATATTTAAAGTTCCATCTATAATGTCATCCGTAAGTTCTCTTATTTCATTTTCATCCTTGTCTAACAAAGTAACTCTAAAATAATATTGTATCAATGATTTTTTTATATCTTCTAAATAATCTCCAAATTGAGCCATTACTCAATCACCTCGCCTATTTCCAACCAGTCAAAGCTAACATCGTAAGGTTGTTCATTTTTATTTGCAGTAAAGTTATTTGTCAATAGATCTCTATATTTCCAATTAAACGTATGAGTATCTACTAACCACTGTTGACCACTTCCGTTTTTTAATATCTTTTCTTCGCCATTTTCAATAAAATTTTTCAACTCATTTAATATTGCATTATTAGGTTCTATTATACTATCATTGTTACAAGTAAGTGGAAATGTGGTTAATCCACCACTATCAAAACTTTGTTTCCCTCTTGATATCTGCTTATATTTAGAGAAATTGTCAAACTCTGCTCTAGATCTATTTAAATTTATTGAATCACTATTTATCTCAACATCAAATATGTACTGTGTTCCGGTACTTGTTTCAGCATCATAATCTAGTGATGTTAAACTCCAACCCCAAAAATCCATACTTACCTCCTCACTTATTAATAACTGCCCTTTTATTCCATTGCTAACTGACTGAACTGCATATTCATATTCTTGACCTGATTGTGCTCTTATATCTAAATAATTTGTAACAGCAGTATTAGGCAATGTTGCAAGCAATGTAAAACTTGTTGTTCCAACTTCCCTACGTAATATATTCCAATGTGTTATTGGTAAATCACCTTGTTGAAAGTTTCCCAAATTTAAAGAATCTTCAAAATGACCTAAGAACATCGTCAGGGTTCCAAACTCTTGTTCTGTTACAAGATCGAATATTTCAGTCTCAGTAAGAAGTGTATTTAATCCATTCAATTCATCTAAATCAAACGACCCACACATTTCAAAAAAGTCAAAATCCGATTCAGTAGGAGGTATTGCCGATTGTAGCAAATTTGCTCCCACAAATGAGTTTACTCCTATTAACATTTCTACCTCCTTGTGTTATTATGTAAAAAGGGGAGAGTAATCCCCTATAATTTAACCAAAACTTTATCAGCTATTTTTCTAGCCATATACATTTCATTTGCAACTAAATCACTAGCCGTTAAAGCCGTTTCTGTTCCAGCGACTATTTTTTCAAGTGGAATTGCATCATTTTCATTGATTTTAATTGTGCAAGCCCCTGTGTTAGCATTAGCTACAACAATAGTAAATAAATCATTAGTCAGTGGTTCATATTCTAGCCCTACAACGATATTATCAGCAGTTCCTGTGTCAAGTTTAACTGTTCCGATATAATCAGCTACAGCGTCAATTTCATTTCCTAATCTACTGATAGCTTCACTGTTAGAGTTCACTTGTGCTGGTTGATTCAGATTAACCGTATACTCAACTTCACCTACTACAGCACTTGTTTGCTCGATAGTTCCACCTTTAGTTAACAGGAATTGTTGAGATTCGTGTTGTTCTTGGATTGGTTCATCTAGTTGGCAAATCAAATTAAGATTGTTAGTTCCCAAATATGATTTGAATCCAGCTAAATCATCAGATGGTAGTTCGGTTGTAGGAACATAAATCAATAATGCGCCACTAAAGTTTAATATTCCATTCTCGGTTAATAATGCTGATGACACGCTAACAGCCCTATAAGTTCCAAGACCATCATAACCAATTGCATAATCGTCAATACCTAAACCTTGTCCATCTATTAAATTGTTATCAGTTACAAAACCTGATAATGAAATCTTTGATAAGTCCGAATTAGAACCATTTCCGTTTGTATAACTTCCCCACGCTTCAGTACCATCAAATACTTCAGCTGACTTGTCAATAGGAAAAGCATTCCTAACAACCTCACCAGTATTAACATTGTAAGTATCTACAACGTCATTAGGTAATGATTTCAAATCTTCAGGCAATGAAATGGTTGTTTTATTGTATGCTTTATAATCTGTGGCTGTTGTGCCTAGTTCAAGTTGTAAAGTATCTTTGTCCAATATGCTTGAAGAATATTCGATATAGTAAGCGTTACTAGGTGTTAAAACGTCGCTAGAATTAAAACTACCTTGTATGTACGCACCACTAAAGTCTGTTAGTCTGTACCTGAATTCGGGCGGTGTAAAACCACTAAATTTATACGTTTTGTTAGGCTGTATTCTTTGTTTTGTTCTAAATAGCGATTTGTCAACAACGTTTGATAAAGATCCTTGACTTATTCTTTCTCCGTAAACAATCTCGTCGCTATTCTTATCAAACTTATTCTTACCCACAACCGACATATCACCGTTAACGTTGTTGATGCCTAAATCTAATTCAGATTGTATTGATGTGTCTAATGTTTGGTCTCCTTCTAGGATTGCAAGTATTTCGTAGTCTGTATAGTCACCACTAACTCCGCTTGTTTTTCTTAGTTCTAAATATGTTCCAGTTACTGTTGCAGACGTTGTAAATAATTGTTTTCTTAATCCTTTATTTTTATTTAATGCTATATCAGAATCTATTACAGTGCCATCGCCTGTTAGTGCTAAAGTAGCCGAACCCGTATCGTCAGTAACTAAATATATTAGCGTGTATTGCTTCGAGTTTGATAATACTATTGGCAATCTATCGTATTCTGAGCCACCAGCTTGTACTAAATGTATACCATCAGCACCCTTAGTTGTTCCGGCACCAGCAATAACATGATTAACATAATCAACACCGTTATCAGCTAAATTAACCCACGATTGACCATCAACCACAATTTCATTGAACCCATCGACTACCAAGTCTTTGTATGTGTCACCACCTACTTGGGTGATTGGTTGTTGTTGGGTGATTAGATTTGAGGTTTTAACTCCATCTCTAGTTAGTAGCTTCCATTTGTCTCTACCGGTATCCCATTGAAGTTCGTTTACACCATCCATCATACCAGTCGTTAATGCATATTCTACATTTCCACCTAGCCATATGATATCTTTTACTCCACCACCATTTAAATTAAGTGTTGAAGCTCCAGTGTTTGGGTTAGCAGTTTCTAAATTTAATCTGAAGCCATCTACCAAAGTAACTCCAGTTAAAGTTGTTTCGTAATCATTGGTATTTGTGTTGTCTGCCGATTTATACACACCTAGTTCTTGGTCTAATCCAGAACCAGCAGAAAGACTATCAATTCTTGACTTCATACCATCCAAGGCTTGTGTTAAGTTGGAGCCAGTATTCTGTGATAAGTTCTTTGAATTATTTGTTGTATGGGCATCTACTTTAGAAGTAGCTATGTGGTCACTAAAATTGCTCCCATTATCATTTCCTTTATCTTCATTTTCCCTCATTTGATTGTCTATTATAGTAAATGCATTTGGTATATCAATGCCTATTGTCTGTGATTTATCATCTGTCAACTGTGGTTTAGGTAAATTATAATTTGTAGTTGGTGTTGACATTAATACCTCCTTCCTTATCTTAAAACAAGTTTAAAATTGTTATCTATAAACTCTGTCCATGTATCGTATGCTTCACCGAATTTTATCCATGACCAATCTGGTGAATCATTCCAAGTTGTTTCTCTTAACCATATATCTTGATCATCTATTAATTCATACCAATCAGTATCTTGTTCTAAACTTGCTATATCATCCCACGTATCCTGTAGAAAAGTACGGATATATAAAGTGTCGCTAGAAATTCCTACCAGTAGATAATCATCTGGTAGTTCATAAATAGGGTCACTATATACTTCTCTACCATTTCTTCTATAGTAGAATCTCTGTAAAGTTGAATCATATCCAACTCTGTATTTTATTTCATTATTCTTTTTTAGAACCCAGAAATCACCATCATGAGAACTATCTAATTTTATCCAAAATGTAATTGTAAAATTCTGTGGAATAGGTCTAGTGATTAAATTTACATTCAAGCAAGCGTCGTCTAACCTGAGCGATTTATTAAATTTGCCATCTACATACGAGAATGTGCCTATTACTTCTCCTATTAAATTAATTATATTTGCGTAGTCTACTTCAATTGATGTATACTCAGGTCTAGATGTCACTTCTATACTAGGAGAATCCTCTGGCAATGTATAACTAGCCGTAAAACTTTCTCGTGTTGATGTTGTTGTAACATTATTTTGGTTAACCACACGAACGTCTATTTTATATGTTACTCCATTCTCAAACCCTGAGAATTCGTATTCAATTGTCTCGCTCAATATGATTGGACTAACTTCTAATATTTCATCTATATCATTATATAATGTCCATTGGTATGTCTTTACTTTGACACCTTGTGCTTGTACATAAGTAGCTGTAAAGTTTTTAAACTGACTAACGGCACCTATCGGATCTATTGTTACAGTTGGTGTAGCCAAAGTTTTAAAAAGTGCAAATCTTACATTTGTTCTTTCTTGACCATTTCCAACTACCGTAACTTTCCACACATAATCATTTGCATTTAATAATATCAAAGCCGTCAAGTCATAGAACTCGTTCTGTGATGAAATTACACCACTATCATGTATTGCTGATGATGTATCTGAAATTAGGTAAATTTGAACCCTATACGATGTCTGAGTTTCACTTGAATCAGATATAAAACTCCAATTAAATCTAATTATTTGTGTTGCATCCACACCTTCCCCAGAAACAGGAGAAATGGGGATTGGATTATAAACAGCCATACACCCACCTCCTTACGATCTAGTTCTGTTATAGCGTTTCATATTTTGTATTTCGCTCATGAATGACTGAGCGTCATTTTCACTTTTAACATTTGGAAACTTCAGGTCTCCATAAAAATTCATTACTTCTCCGCCATTACTACCCATGTTTGATAATTTAGGCATATTGGCAAAACTGTGTAATGTTTTAGCATTCTGCATAGCACTTCCATTAGGTAATCCTACTGCGCTAACCAATCTAGATACCTGTGCTGGATTTGATACTACTTCATCTTTATGAAGCATAGCTAGTCCATCTGATAGAGTTCTACCGCCAGTATTCAATCGTTCATAATCGTGACCTATATCTGGGTCATTCTTTAAATGTTCATAAGTACTTCTAGGTAATTCTGCTACCTGTCCATCACTTTTTCTTTTGACTAATACTGTATCTGGATCACCTGTATCTTTATATTTAGATTCTTTTTTCTCTTCAATCTTAGCTTTGGCTGATATCTGTTGATTGTTTAATTCTTCAATTTTGCTGATTGTATTTGCAATTTCATTTTGGAATGATGACAATACTGAACTATTATTATTTAACCATTCATCCCAGTAGCCATTTTGATCAGCTAATTCTAAATCAGTTATATCAGACATTTCACTCATTGCATCTTTGACTTTATCAACTTGCTTATCATAAGATTTCTTGAGTTCATTTTCTTGCTTCTTTAGTTTGTCAATCTGATTTTGTAATTTCTTCTCTTCGGCGTCCTTTTCAGCGTCAATTCCATCTTGTCGAATTTCTTCTTCAATTCTGGAAATTTCTTCTTGTTGAGCTTTAAGTGCTCTTGGGTCGGCTTCAAATACAAAACCTACTCCTTCACGGAATACTCTTACATTTTTCTCTTGACTGATATTCTGAAGTTTCTGCATAGCTTTTTCAAGTTCAATTTGTTTTTCAGCTTGTTTTATTGCTTCTTCTTCAGCTTTACGTTTCTCTTGAAGTAAATCTAATTCTTCCTCTTTTTTATCAATTGAGTTTTCAAGTTTTTCAGCATCTTTATCGTATGCATCTTCTAGTGCTTCAAGTTGTTCATTGAATGCATCAGTAACTCTATTTTCAAGTAAATCAGCTTGCTTTTCAAGTTTATCATTGAATTCCTCAAGTAGAGTGATTGAATCGTCGATTGATTGATTGAGTTGACCATCTATCTCAGATTGAACGGATTTAATTTGATTACCATATTGATACCATTCTAGTGTACCTTCACCAACTACTTCTTGCAATTTTTCAAGTATTCCAATTTGTTGCTCACGTAATGAATTCTTCTCATCTAATGTTTCAGTGTAATCTTCTTGTGCTTGTAATAAATTAAGAGATTCAGTTAATGCTTTGATTTTCTTTTCTTGCTCAGTCAATACTTTAGTTGTCTTGTCTGATGTGTTATTTAAATCATCCAAACCTTTTATATATTTATTCTCAGAAATTGTTAGTGCTTCAACTTCGTCTCTTGCACCAGATATTAGATTCTGATAGGTTTTAAAAGTGTCGAATTGTTCTGGCGATAAGAAACCCTCTGATAAAACAATACTAGCCTTAAAAGCTTCAAATTCTTGCTCATATGCCGTTATCCTTTTTAAGACCTCTTCTTTTGTAGCTCTTGTTTTATTGATTTCAGCCTGTATTCTAGCTCTAGCTTCTGCTTTTCCTGCATCAGACATGAATTCATAGTCTTCAGTTATTTCTTTTATTATATCCTCAACGCTAGACATTGATTCTTCTAGGTTTTCATTAGCCTCAGTTTGATCTTCTGTTACCTTTGTTGAACCATATAATTTTTCTTCCCAATAAGCTTGTAATGCTGTGCCATCTTCTACTTTTTGGTTTAGAGATTCTTGAGAATCGAGATACTTTTCCAAAGACCCATTAGCTAAGTTTTGAGACTTTTCATATGTCTCTATTACCAGATTATAATCAGCCTGTTTTTCTATAGCATCTTCTAAATTATCAACTAATCTAGATGTATAGTCAACCCCGCTACCCGGCTTTGTTATTTCTCTGAGTCGTTCAACTTCTTCATTTACTTCGTCAATCTTCTCTTTTGCTTCTGTGTATTCATTTATAAGCTTCTGTAGAGTTAACTCTGCATTTAGCTTTATATTCTCTTTTTGCTCATCATTTAACTTTCCCCATTGGGCTATACTTTCATCTAACTCGCTGTTGAAAGTTTTTGTGTCTTGTATTAACTCTTTGTGTTGCCTTGACAGTGTTGCTTGTACCGCTACTACTGCGGCGATAACACCTGCTATGCCACCCATTGCTACTGACAATGTGCTTATTCCAACAGAAGCCAACCCCGCCGATACACCTAGACCATCTATTGATATTGCAAGTTTGTATATAAAATTCATTAAACCCACTGCTTTTGTTGCAACCATTTCCCCTTTGAGGGCTATGAATAGTGGAATGGTGATTGCGAGTGCAGTATTTAATAATCCAAAGTCATCCTCAATTACTAACAATGTATCTGCAAAATCAGTACTTGTGTCAACAAGTGATTTTATTGCATCGCTTGAAACTATTGTTGTGAAGAGTTCTTCCATAGAATTTTTAAAATCTGCCGTTTTACCAGCCAAACTTTCTGAGAAGATAGCATTAGCTTCCAACGTTGTTCCGTAAGAATCCATAGCTACATCAGTTCGTTCTAAAATCGTATCCATCTCCCGTAATACGACGTTTAATACTTTCTTTTGTCTTGTCAAATATACCCAGTGTTTCCACTTATTTACAATTAGGGTTTAGACTATATCTTCATCCTTAACTTAATATTAGGATGTTCGGCACTTCCAGATAAGGAGTTTCGCCTTAAATGTACGAACTTCATAACCATATTGTTTAACTTAGGTCGTATGTTCTAGTCGTTGCACCTTCGAGGAAATTTCTTTCCAAGCTTGGCACAGAATTACCCACGTCTTTACGTTTGGACTTCCTCTGTTAGCATATCTATTGATATACACCCTATATTTATAGGTTCACCGAATTCTTGATATATGTTACCATATATACGAGCTACAAAATTAACCCGCTAATTCAAATGCTATTGCTTCTCTAGTTGTGCTACTCCAATTTTCTTGTGCTTGTGCTATTTCTTGCAACACTTCAAATCTATTTCGGAATTCACCATCTGAGTCTCTTAGATTGATTCCTTGTTGTTTTAGCATTTCATCTAATTTTGAAACAGAATCTCCACCTTCTCTGGTGACTCTACTCATCCTGCTTAGTACGGTTACTAATCCACTAGCTATTGTACTCTTTTAGTATAATTTAAATATTATATACGACACCCTCGGTTTCCCGATATTTATTAAGGGAATAGACTATACCATTATCTCTATGAGATATCCGTATTATAGTCGTTGAACGTCCCTCTCCATGAGAGGTTTCGATGCGGATCGCCTAATCTTAAAAACTTTTTACTATACCTGAGTGATTAATTCAGCCCCTATTTATGTCGCCATAATAGGTTAGTATTTTTAAGCTCTAAAGGGTTTCCCGCAGTTTAACGGATTCTAATTATATATCACTATATAATTGGGCAATAATTTACCAGCTAGTCTTGATTGTTCTTGAACAGTTTGTACAGTTGAAGCAAACGCCTCTAGAGAGAATCCAGAATCCGATGCTACTGACGTTTTTTATACCCTCTCTTTCGAGATATTTAATAGGGACTAGACTATATCTTCAACCTATTGTTAGGTTGCCATGCGCTACGGAATTAGGAGTTTCACCTAAAACCTCTTGAACTGTTGTTCTTTTAGTCGTTGCACCTTCAAAGAGTTTTTACTCTAAACTTGGCACAGGATTGTCACCGCCATTACACGCTGAGACTTCCCCTGTTAGCATATTGTCTATTCATCATTTCCTATGAATCCTAAATGTACAATATACACCTCATATTTATGAGTTCACATGATTTTCATATTAATATTACTATTAATCGGGGCTACTGTTAACCCGCTGTACTTACTGCTTGTGATACTGATTGTATCGATTTACTCAGGTCAACACCAGTTGTCCTTGCTATGCTTACCATTACATCACTTACATGACCTATGTTCTCGGATGCTATGTCAAATTGGAACCTTTGAAATACCCTCGGTTTCCCGATATTTATTAGGGGAGTAGACTATACCATTATCTCAATAAGATACCCGTATTATAGTCGTTGAAGCTTCCTCTCAAAGAGAGACTTGCCTGCGGATTGCCTAATCTTAAAAACTTTTTACTATACCTGAGTAATTAATTCAGCCCCTGTCTATGTCGCCATGATAGGTTAGTACTTTTAAGCTATTAAGGTTTTCCCGCAATTTAACGGATTTTCTTTTATATATCGCTATATAAAGGGGCTATTCATTAACCCATTCCTTGGACTGCATCTGCCATATCTCCTGCACTCGACTGTGTAATGTTAGCCAATGCTATTGTTGTTTCTACTTTTGAATTAAGTGTATCAACCGTCTCTGAAAGATTCGAGAAAATCTGAGTTACACGTAGTACACTTTCTGCTGTTGAATTGTACGCCTGTGCGGTATCAAATGCACCTTCGACCATCTCTTGTTGCTGATCATTTGTTAATTCCATAGTCATGTTTATGTTGGTCATCGCTGAGTCTAATGCAAATATAGTGTCTATTCCTGAATTAATCTGACTAAAGAAAGCTGAAATAATATTTCCAGCAAGCATCCATCCAACCATCTTTTTTGGAATTTCAATTAAGTGTTGAGCCATTGTTTTTAACGAACTATTTGCGTTATCTAACCCTTTTGACTCAACATTCAACTTAACTTTTTTTGATTTCTTAACTACACTCTGTAGCTGTTTATCTATTTTCGAAGTATCTATAAATACATCGAGTGTAAGTCTATTATCTGGCACGTATCATCACCTACCTTGCTTTTATACCAAGTTTACTTAACTCTTTTATCATGAATTGCTTATATTTAGACTGTGAAAAGTATTCCGTCATCAATAGTTTAAAATAACCTCTTCCGGGAACGTTGAATATACCTCCATGTGGGTTTTCAATCCACCATGCTATAGAACTCCTATTATCTTCTGGATACCCCTCTACCAAAGATGGATAACTAGAAGTCATAAGTTTTTCATCAATAAAAACTTTTACACTAGATGTATATTTCGTCGTTCTAGATGAGGTGTTTACTGAATTTAAAAAACTACCCGTTTGCCACTGGGTAGGAACTCTATAAACTGTATCATCTATTGCTTTCATGTATTTTTTCTTTAACTCTACAGAAGTTTTCTCTTTATTTATACTCTTAACCGTATCTTTTATATATGCAGATAATTCATCTATATTAGAAAAAGTAGGCATACTACACACCTACTTCATACTTTTTATTAAATTCCTTCGTGAATTGCTCATACATACTGTCAAATACAGGTTGTAATGCTTCTACCTCAGGCTTAATACAAACCTCATTAATTTTTCTAATTATTTCTTTTAGTTCATCATTTGGATCCGCGATATCTTCATCATCAATTTCATCGATACTTGTAAACTTTAGAATCCACTCTTTCTTCTTAGATTCCAATTTCTCGACTTGTGTTGCTAATGCATCCATCTTTGCATATCTAAGAACATCGTCTGTCAACTCAATTCCGTCATCAATACACTTCTTAGCTTCTTGTCCTAGTCTTTCCACCAGTTCAGCATTTAACTTACTCAAATACTCCCTAAGCTCCTTTGACTCATTTGGAGATAGATTATAAATATCTACCTCATGTAAAGTACAATTCACTTTCTTTCTTTTAAATTTTCCCATTCTATTCCTCCTTTAGTACTTTTGAAAATACGTCCTCTAGTTTTCTGTTTTTTAAATCCCAAGGGAATATAAATATGCATCTATCTATAAGACCATCCTTGTACAAATCATTTATTTTATTTTTTGTCTTTTTGTTATAGTCTTTGGTTATTCTATAGTTACTCATCGCCTTATACATACCAAAATATTCAACTATTATATTATCATTTATATAAAAATCACATCTTCTATTATCCAAAGGTCTATTGGTTAATATATCTGAATATCTAACTTCTTTTCTAAATTCTACACTTCTAGATATTAAGAAATTTGATATAGTGAGTTCCGAGTTTGAGTTACATATATTCCCCAAATCATCCAGATATACTCCCCCAGCTATAGATTTTCTTTCAAATGTCTTACCTATTGCTAACTTAACAACTTCTAAATATGTCTTGTTTGTATTATATGTTATCTTACTGTATGCGTAAGTCTTTCCCTTTTCCCTGTTTTTATCATATTCAATAACTGTTGGGATTCTCCCATTACATTCAAAAAAATCTTTTATAAATGAAAGAGAGTTCGATATTTTATTCGATCTATCAAGCATTGTGCTTTTGCTTAAATCTAATCCTGTTAAGTCACAAGCGTTATCTATACTTCCAAAGTGATCTATAAAATATACACTAGATGGACATCTGTGCTTCTTGTTTTTGAGTTGTTTAAAGTCGTTTGAATTTGGAAATCTACCTAAACTTAAACTAAACCTTCTAAGCCCTTCTATGGCATCGTTTGTATCTATCTCTTGGTAATACGTCTTCTCTTTGTCTAGCCCTGATAATTTAATTATATCAGGAAAACTCTTGCCAAATCTCTTTTTAAAGTAAGGCTCGCTTGGTGTTCCATTTTTTAAATTGCAGTCCCTTCCTGACGGAACTTTACCCAACCTATAGAATAACATCCATAGCAAGTCAATTAAATTTTCATCATTGTAATAATGGTACTTGTCTACTTTCCCCATACTAACATCTCCTTAATATATTCATCTCAATTTAACGTGGAAAAATGAGTAGTGAGATGTCCTACTCTTCGGAATAATCCCGTCGGATTAAGCTATATTTCCACACTCCTAAAGATTCATCCTCAGATAAACCCTTAGAAGTAAGCGAAACAAATCGCTTAAAAATCTTCTCGTCCTTCTATGTAAGAACAAGCGAATGCTACTCCGTTTAACCATATTTCTTTCACTTTTTCTGGATAATCATCGAATGTTTTCACCATCTCTTTTGATTCC